TGGAAGTGGATGGGTAGAAGTTGGAGCAAATGGCGAAGTCATGGTCTACGCAGAAGGTTCACTGAGTATGAGAACAGAAAAAGATTTTAATCTTCGTGCTGATAAAAATATCAACATGGAAGCAGGTGAGAACATTAATATTCGTAGTGTTAAGAACACTAAGATTAATGCTACCGAAGAATTACATCTACGAAGCAAAGGAGCACAGTTCTTGCAAAGTGAAGCAGGAATGAATGTTGATGTCGGAGTTAATTGCTTAGTAACAACTGGTGGGGTATTACATTTGAATGGACCAATTGCACAAAAATCAGAACTCATTCTAGTTGGTGAAATGGATGATATGAATGATTCTCAATGTACTAAACTTAAAGAGACCATTGTATCTGTTCTGCCAACACATGAACCATATCTTAGACCACAAGCAAAAGAATTAAAAGACACAGCAAGTGCATATTCGATTTTGGCAGCAAGTGACGAAGGTAAAGAGAATGCAAAGGGGTAGATTATGATTTTTGACAAACGAAAAGGTTCATTATTAAATTACATACAGTTACCGTTACACGTAATAACACCTACTGGTACGTACTTAGGAACGGGATATAGCATAAAGGGCAAACCAACATATATACTATCTCATGAGAAAGTGAACTTAGAGAGTGTAAACACCTTGACGTTTTCACCAATGAGCAAAGATGCAATAATACTTGACAACAAACCAACACTTGAAGTTACTGACAACGTAGTTGGTTACAATTATAAGATTTCAGATACTGAATTGAATTATGGGTATATTACTGTTGCGTCTACTCGCATAGATATCGAATCTAAAAAGATAACAAAAGGAATGGCTGAATTTATTTTAGAAAAACAATTACGAAATATCGGTAACATACTTGAAAAGTTTATCAAAGTAAAAATAGCACAACCACAATATGATGCACTGTTATATCACTTTTATAATGAAGGCACGAGTACTATAGAAAATAGTCCAGTGATTGCTCTTATAAATGCAAAAGATTGGTATGCGATAACTGACGAAATTCAAACAGGTTTAATGAAAAATGACAGAGTAGATGAACGATTGGCTATACAGAAAATGAAAACTGCAAAGATGTTCAGTTACGTGCCAAGTTTTTCTTAACGAGTTACTAAGACTTTATCTGCTAATCCATAAGCAACAGTTTCTTCCGCTGACAAAAACTTGTCACGTTCCATCGCTTCAGTTAACTCATCAAATGTCTTACCAGCAGAATTGTGATTCACATAGATTTGAGTCAATCTTTCTTTCATTTTCATCATCTCATCGACTTGAATCTTCATATCAGTTGCTTGTCCGCCTGCACCACCACTAGGTTGATGAATCATTGTGCGACTGTTTGGCAACACATGTCGTTTATCTTTAGCACCTGCTTGAGCAAGTAACGAACCCATCGAACATGCTTGGCCCATCACAGTTGTAGCAACATCAGAACTAATAAATTGCATAGTATCATATATCGCCATGCCAGATGTGACAGCACCACCAGGTGAGTTGATATAAAAATGAATATCTTTGTCTGGATTCTCTGCTTCTAAGAATAATAACTGGGCACAAATCAAATCTGCCTGATAGTCATTAACTTCACTAGTCAAGAATATTACTCTTTCTTTTAATAAACGAGAGAAAATATCGTAACTACGCTCTCCATTTGCTGATTGGTCAACGACCATTGGTACTAAAGTTGGCATAATTTGTTATCCTTATTGTGATTTCTAGTATTATTTATATACTATGATAACATTATTGGACCCATTTGTCAATCAAAAACTGCGAAGTTTATACCATGATAAATACATTTAGTAATTAACTACAGAGAAAAAAACAAAATGGCATTATTCACTGGTTTCAGTACAAAAAATAAAAAAGCAATCAATCACGAGTTGACTGATAAAGATTTAGTGGTAGAAGACCTTATGAATCACATCATGACTCGCAAGGGCGAACGTATAATGCTACCTACTTATGGCTCTATTATTCATGATATGATATTTGAACCATTAACCTCTGAAACAACTGAGTTAATTGAAGAAGATTTAACAGAAATTATAAAAGATGATCCACGATGCAACTTTCTTAGTATCGAGGTTACAGATTCTGATCACACTGTTAACGCAATCGTGCGCCTTGAAATTCTGCCGTCGAAAGAGCCAGTAGAACTAAGTATAGATTTAGATAGAGAATAATAGAGAGAATAATATGAGCCAAGAACGAACCGATAATTTATTTGCAAGTGAGAGTTGGACAGCAGTATATACCGCATTTACCAATGTCAGTCTTAAAGCATACGACTTCGATACTATTAGAGAAGCACTATTAGCCTACACTGTTCAAACTTATCCTGAAAAATTTAATGATTTCATTGCAAGTTCAGAATTTATCGCAATTTTAGATTTAGTCGCATATATGGGACACAGTTTAGCATTCAGATTAGACATGAATACTAGAGAGAACTTTATGGACACTGCTGAACGTAGAGCAAGTATTCTACAAATGGCAAAGACGTTGGGTTACAATAAAACTAGACCAATCAACGCAAAAGGCTTCATGAAGATTACTAGTATAACGACTGATGAAGATGTATTTGATAATGAAGGTGTTTCTTTGGCTGGTAAGAATGTCGTTTGGAATGACAGTAACGATATAGATTGGTATGAGAACTATATCAGTATTCTAAATTCTTCTTTCTCTGGTACAACTAAAATTCAGAATCCAACATCTACATTAACTATTTCAGATGTCGAGCATTCTGTATATAATATAAACGAAGATGCAACATCAAAAAGTGTAAATTACTCATTCTCTTCTAATATTAATGGAAAGAGTAGAAGATTTGAAGCAGTATCAGTAGAATTAGATACTGAGAACACTAAGATTGGCGAAGCAGAACCAAACGTAACAAACAAATTTACAATCATTAATAGAAATGACAATTTGGGATCAGCAAGTGATAGAACTGGATTCTTTGTTTACGCAGTTGGTGGCTCACTTGAATACCAAGATTTCATATACAATACTAAAATATCAAATAGAATAGAAACAATAAATGAGATTAATATATCTAATTCTGATGTATGGGTCCAGAAGATAGACTCGGCAAGAACATATGTATCGAGCGTAACATCAATCGACAACGACACAAGAGAAACAGCAATCTACAATAGTTTGCGTACTGGTTCTGGAGATATCGTAAGTATAAATTCCATAGACAATAATGGAATTGCACTACATTATCCAGATGGGGTTTTTGGTAACGCGGCGTCTGGCAACTACAGAGCATGGTATAGAAAAGTTGACAATGATAATTTCTCTGTAAACTCTAATGATATCGTTAACAAAATTATAACAATTCCGTATATTGGAACTGACAGTAGAACATATAGACTAACATTAACAATGTCAAGTACACTTGACTTTGGCGAAAACTTCGCTGGCGAAACATACACTAGTGTACGAAGAATTGCTCCAAGAAGTTATTATTCACAAGATAGAATGGTCAACGCACAGGATTATAATGTGTATCCTCTGTCGTTGGGAAACAATGTAATTACGAAGTTGAAGTCAGTAAATACATCATTTGCTGGTAACTCACGTTTTTATGAAATGGATGACGTTCTAGGTCATCACTCTAACTTGAGTGTAACGGGTTCAGACGGAAGTCTATTCGTTGAAGACGAAGCAGTATCAATTCCACTGAGTTACAACAAACTACAAGGAAAGAGTGACAACTTTATAAGAAATGAGTTAACTAAAGCATTGAAACATCCTAGTCTATTGAATAGTTATTTTCATAAGAATAAAAGCAACAACGCTGTAATTATTGCACAGACAACAACTTATGTCCCACTCTCAGCAGATGGAATGAAAATTACAACAGCAGCCGCACCAACTAGTGGCGTTTTTGTAGGAGACTACGTTGAGTTATTAATGACTGCATCGGGAAAAACTATTTGGGCAGATGTTAAGAAAGTAGAAACAACGACTAACGCAGATGATACACTTACATTGAATAAGTTCATTCCAGAAATTGGAACACTTATAAACGTGGTAAGAGGATTTAGAACTAAATTTACGGATACTGAAATAACGGCAATTAAGGCTGAGGTTGATAGTAGTACTGAGCAAACTTTTACATTAAAATATGCAGTAGTATCAACTGTATGGGAATGGAAAGTACACCCAGTAACGTCCCCGCCAACAATCCCATCAGAAGCACATATCGTATTTAATTACAATTCTGGTATCAGAGACAACGAATCACAGTATACTGCCAAATTTACAGGTAAAAAAATTGCATTCGAAAGTAGAGATCAAGTTAAGTTTTTCTATGGCAACACAACTGATATAATCGATAATGAAACAAATTTATCCAAACGAGATAAAATATTTCTCAATTACTTAAAAGAAGATCCAGTAACAGCGGGAGCGTCTACTCAAGCATCTGGCAAGGAAGTTACAGTAGGACAAGTTTCACTATCCAACGTAGTAACCGATGGTAGTACTGGCGCAACATTTGATGCTGAATTCAGGCATAGTGGCGCACCAACAACTTACGATTTTGTAGAAGGTAACGACTATCTTGATAATGCAACATATACTCATAGTCTAGTATCTCCCGCTGGAGTAAAATATTCAATCGATAGAACTACTGAGATTACACATCCCAGCAACAATACATGGAAGATTATTGGATATACAGACCAATATAATACTGTGCCAGCAGATACGAATGAATACAAACTTTCACTGGCCGTTAGTGATTTGACAAACTATTCAACAGCACAAACTCCTATAGCAGGCGGAACAGATGTTCCCGTTACTGCAACACCTGTTTCAGATGTTTTCACATCACTTGACGCAGTTGGATTCCTAGAGGGATATACTGGTAATGTTGGCACCGCTAATAATTCACATTCAACTCAATCATCTAATGAACTAGATACTTTAGGATTTAAGGGAAAGAAATCACTGTCTTATTTTCAATCAGCCGCCACAACTAATAACTTCAGATGGGCTGATGTATCTGATGCCGCGGAAACAACTGATTTTACCACTGGATACGATTCTGTCCAAGACGAGTATACTTTTACTATGTCTACTGCCGCATCGGCTCTTTATAATAATCTTGATGCTGATATCTATTTCAAGCAATATGCTTATGGAGAATTTACAGTAACGAGTGCAACTCCACTTACTACTAGTAATATTTTACTCAGAAATACTACAGGCACAATACTTAGTAATGATGACATAACAGTTACTAATACAAGTGGCACAAACTATAAGATTGTTTTTTGGACATATGCAATAACAGTCGGAGATCTCATTGATGTAATCATTGGAGTGAATGCCGATATAACCAGTATTGCAGATTTCTCAGTGAGAGTCAGTGCATCATTTGGACTTGAACTAGGTACAACTTCAACTACTACCACATACACTGGCACATCATCATATGTTTATGATGACTACTTGACACCAGCGGGATATATAGATAATACAAAAGTTAAATTGTTCGCATCAAATACTAACGATAATCCTTTTGCTATGCTAGATATTACAACTAACGAAACTGTTGTAATGGAGCAATACACTGTAAATAACATAAAATATGAAAGAGCATCTAAGACTGTAGTTGCTGCCGCATTACTAAGTGAAGTTCCAGAAGCCGCGACAATATACTATAATACGTTTAGTAGTGTTTGGTACATTCGCGAAGCGGGCGGTTGGAGTGTCTTAACTGGACACGTAGATCAAACTACTACTACTCCGCCATTGATTCAAATCAACTACAATAGTATACAATATAGAGTAATAGAGGGTATCACGTTCGTTAAAGATGAACATACAAGTTTTAGATGGGACCATTACGCTGATATAAACAAGAGAATAGATCCTAGTACTAGTAATATTGTCGATATGTATGTATTGAGTACTGATTATGTTAGAAAAGTAAATGAATGGATAGCAAATGATTTCTCAACTACTACTCCAGTTGCCCCAAATAATTTTGAATTAGCAAAGATAATGAATAGTATTGAACCGAAGGGAGCGATAGCAGACCATATTGCTTATATTCCTGTAGAGTTTAAATATCTATTTGGGTCATATGCTAAGGTAGAGAACCAAGCAATATTCAAAGTCATTAAGAAACTGGGAGTTGGATACACTGACAGTGAAATTAAAACCGCAGTATCTACTAAAGTAAATGAATACTTTGCAATTAACAACTGGGACTTCGGTGCAACATTCTACTTCTCAGAACTGGCAGCATTCTTACACAAAGAATTAGGAGATTACATTTCGAGTGTAATAATTACACCAAAATATTCAGGTAACAAATTTACGGATTTGTTAAGTATATCGTGTGCATTAAATGAAATATTCATGGCAGTAACAACATCTAGTGACGTAAAAATAATTACACAATTAGCATCATCTGAATTGGTAGGCAAATAATATGGCAAAGAAGATTTATGACTTTTTACCAAGTCATTTAAAGAACGATGAGTTAGAAACAATATTCGAAACTACA